TAACCCGGATTCCCGGGTTAGCAAGGTGTTTAACGTGTCATGCCTGCCACGAGTTGTTTCGGGCGCCCGTCCGCCCATTTACCTTTTACAAGGAGGTGCGTACTGTCTATGCGAGCGAGCAAGTTGTATAGACAGCAATGATACGTGTCGGAAATTGCATCCGCTTTTCAACCTCATGCTTCTTATGTGACAATCCGGTCACTGCATTTTCTATTAAGGACACGTATCGAAGAAAGGAGGAATCAATGAAAAATGTCTATGTCAAGTGGCTGTAACCACTTACGAATCTTCCTTATGAATACATTTTACCACAGACCCTTCAAAAAGTTGTGGTACATGTTTTAGCTAATTAGAGCATATCTCGGAGCTTTTCCACGTATCTTTTAACAAGATCACGTTCCTCCCGGCACTCTGCATCCTTGGACATATCACTCATTTCTGTTGTAAGTTCGTCAAGATGTTCTTCCAGGGCGGCAAGCATCTTTCTTTTGCAGTCCTCAGATTTGCCGGAACGATAGCTCTGCTTCTGTGTCATATAGTCGTCGTAAGCATCCCGTCCGTCAGAACGGCTGTAATGCCCTCTGACATAATGCTCGCCGCGTCTGGCATAAGAACTGCCCCGGTCGTAATCTGGCATCATTCTGCCATCATTTGAGCTGTATCTCCCCATACTGTCACGCTTTCTTCCGCGTTCGCTGTAATCGTCATTGTATCCGCTACGCATCTCATCAAGAACAGTGTTATAGTACTCTACTTTCTTATCCCAGTACTGCGTATTCTTGATATCTTTGTACATGTCAATCAGCTTATACGTCATATCCAGATTTCCAGTGGTCAGTCCATTATCAGCAATTTTGGAAAGTTCATCTTCGATTCTTGCACATAAATCCTTAATATCTCTCATAATCGCACCTCCTATGCTTCTCTAGTCACGACAATATTTGCGTTCGCAACAGAAATAGCCTGATCGCTTGTGTTTTCTACCGCGATATTAACGCAGCATCCGCGAGGCACATCAATATAGATGCCAGAGGACACATTATTGTACTGATTTACTGCTGCCGGTGTGGAAATCATCTGGGAAGAAAGAACCGGCTCACCAGAGATTGCAATTGCCAGAGAAATAGCTCCGACAGTACCGCCTGTTGGAATTGCGATATTACCAGAAAAATCCACGAAGAATCTCGCTTTACACTGGTTAGTCAGTCCTCTTAGAGTGATGATTCCGCTTCTATGACTTATTCTATGACTTTCTATAGCTATATTTTTGCATAGATATATCGATCTAAAAAGTTCGAAAAAGTGTCAAAAAAGTATTGGCTTATCACTCATTGAGTGGTATTATAATATCAGAAAGAGGAAATAAGAAAACTAAGGAGGAAAAGGACATGAAAAAATATAATTTAGCGGTAATAATGAAAAGAGCATGGGAGTTATTTAAGAAAATGAGAATGTCTATTTCCTCTGGTCTCAAGAAAGCATGGAGGGAAGCAAAGAATATGTGTAAAGAATTACCGGAACTGATTGGTAGTCCAAAGCAGATCGCCTGGGCTGAGGATATCCGTAAGAAAATGATCGAGTATGGAAACAGTCTTGTTGAATATCACAGAGTTAATAGCCGTGTCAAAAGATTAGAAAGAGTAAAAGAAACCGTAAATATTTTATTCACCATTACAGAAGCAAGCTGGTTTATTAATAATCGTGAATATGCTGTAAAACCAAGAAATCCACAGGCAAAATGGGTTGAAATACTCTATGACGAAGGAGGTTGGTGCGAAGACAATTTTTATGAAGCACTAAAGTATTATGATGAAAGAAAAAAGAAAGGGGAGAAAATAAGATGTTAAAAAAATACGAATACGAAGAGTTTTTGAACATGGTAAAACATGATCTTGAGAATCAGGAGAAGTCGAGCCTTTTACCATTTGATTTTCCGAATGAAACAGAATTGATTCCTCCGGTTAGAGATAAGGAGATAATTGATACAGTGTATCATCTTCTGTCTGTTTGTCCAGATTATTATATTGATACCTCAATAGAATTAGATAATAAATATAATATGTGGCTTTGGAGCAAAACGTATAAACAAATTGAAGTTTTATTTCCAGATCTTCGTAGAGAACAAATACTGCGCATAGTTCGTTATGTTAGAACAAAATTTATTTATGATGAAATAAAGAAAATAATAACTAATGAGGGCGGGCACTGCGATTATTGTGTTTACTCTGATTCAGACGAGAAGTTTGTATTGAATGAGCGTTGTCCAAAGATATTTTTGCAGCAAATCTGGGTAGAGGAAGATGATGAAGAGTTTTATTTCAGGATTCTTCCGTCCTCGATGGGATTCTTTTCTTATCAGGTGAGAGAGGAGGATGTTTTTCCTGAAAAAGTTTCTCCAGATCCTCTTGATTTTCACGAAATTAGAGCACTATCTGGACTTACGCAGCAAGCTTTTTCTGAAAAATATGGTATTCCTAAAAGAAGCATAGAAAACTGGGAGGGTGGTAAACGTAATCCTCCAGAATATGTGATAAAACTGCTTGAAAGGATTGTAAAAGAAGATTTTTGTTAAAAAAATGGGAGAAGAAGAGCGGAGGATAAGACAAATGAAATATAATGTGATTAGTAAGGAAGCAAAAATAAACCCGGTAACGGGTCAAGAAATCCCAGTGGAAACTTTTACTGGGCCATACACAATAGTTGGGCATGATATAGAAAAATTCTATGTCGTACATTCCAACAACGGGAACTATTGCCCGGAAGATGTGGAGGGATGCACCGATATAGTACCCCAGATAACAGGGTTTGAAAAAGCCCTGTATAAAGTAACAGAATATTAAAAAATAAGCCCCTGGGAGATAATCCCGGGGACTTTTATTGTCGTCTTAACACACTTTAATTATTTTATTGTTTACCCTTCGGCTTAATCGTTTCGCCGTAGATATGCTCACGTTCATTTGCTCAACGCAGTATTCGAGTGTATATTCCTTACATCTCAGCCGGAACAATTTTTCTTCGTCCGGCGTGAAATTACACTCTATCAAGAACCTGTCTATATCTTTCTTAGTGAACACATATAATTTCATGAGCATACCCCTTATTAATGCAATTAACGCTGATTCTGTGCAAGATACTCCGTGAGTTTCTGTTTTGTTTTTTTTAACTCCTCGACATTGTTCCCACTGATTTGGCTATCCAGCATAGTCGATAACACTTCCAGGATTAATGAGTCACGTTCTGCAATTCTCTGAAGACTTTCATAATCTCGCTTGTCATGTTCTTCCAGTGTCTCTACTCGCTTATTAAGTCTGAACACCGGTGTAATCCACTTAAAGATTACGGCTGCCGCCCCTCCGACAATGGACACCCCTCCACAGATAGAGAGGAAAATCTGTACAAATTCTGATATGCTCATTTAGCTACTCCTTTTCCCAGTAATATACTGGAATCTCGTTGCCGGAATCCCATGTATCGAAATATTTGCCCTCTTGTACCGTCACCACATGACCATCTATGCAGAGAATATATGTGCCTGTCGGATGGTCTGTACAGAAGTCGTTGACCGTATAGATATATCGCTCTGACTGTTCTATCAGCTTACGTCTGTATCCGTGCTTATAGAGGTACGCACCCCAGACATAATTTGCACTTGGCATATCTGACAGAGCGCACGCCTGTATCATTAATCCAGCGAATACTGTTTCCCAGTCAAACCCGGTTGCTTTACATATTGCCCGGACAGCACAATCTCCGACTCGATTCCCGGCAGGATTCGGATTGTAATATTCCCATCTGTCCATCAGTCAATCCCCTTTGCTGTTTTATATCGTTTCGCCGCTCCTCTGGCTTTAGCGGCGTTCTGGCGATTCCATTTCGCTATCATAAGGCGGTCTTGCAGTTCCCTCAGGTCATTCTGCTTACAGTAATCTTTGTATGCAGCATTTTGTTTCTGCAAAAGGTAAGACTTCCGGTCAAGGTCTTGTTGTAATGCAAATCTTGCCTTTTCATTCGGTGCATTGTCAACTCCTGCTTGCAGTCCAAGGACTTCACGCTTCGTTTTGCGGATTCTTCGCTCATAAGTACGTTGCCGCTGTTCTTTTTCGTACTGTTTGCCTTTGCTGGCTTTATCCTGTGTCGATAGTTCTGCATAAGGGTTAAATTCTCCGTCACTGGCTCCAAAACTATGCCGACAGTTGACTCCTGATAGTCCACTTGCTGTCCCATATCCGGTCAATGAAAACGGTGGAAATTTCTTACTCTTTCCAGAGCGAGAGTATATCTTGCCTTGCCACCATGAGTGATTGCCCGGATTCTGGCCGCCGTCACCCGTTCTGGCTCCTATGTGAGCACTGACTAGAACTAAATCCCAGTCCATTTCTTCCATGCGTTTTAGGGATATATCTCCCGTAGCCTGTGCCACACCAGTTCTGACAGAACGCGCAACTGCGGTTTCAATCGTGTCTTTTCTGCCAGATGGATATGTGACGGTGACACCATCTGATACAACATTATTAACTGCCTCTTTGATGGCTTGCGTATACCCAACCGCCCCAGTCATCACATGATTATATGCAAGGTCGCATTGCTCGATATATAACCTCTGAGCGGCACTTGCGGTTGTTCTCGTGAAGTTCTTCCACTCTCCCATAGTCGCAAGCATATTTCGCTCCATGAGCCTTATCATAGCTGGAGACTGCTCAAGCGGTACAGGACTTAACCCTGCTGCCTTATATACCTTATCATCGTAATTCATTGCAGTGATTCCGGCATCCTCAAACGCTTCAAGAAGTTCCTGCTGTTCACGTTTAGTGTATTTTGATAATTCTGCCAGAATGTCCTCTAGCAGTTCACCAGATTCCTGTAGCGTTCTGATTCTCCACGCATCGGCATTGGTTAGGATATAATCCTCGCCTCTGCCGATTCTTGCCATCATTCGCGACACGATCTCAGAGATGATATACTGATGCAGTTCTTCTGCAATCTGTTCACTGCCCTCTGTTATCCGGCGTAAATACTCTGGGCTTAACATAACTACTCATCTCCAAATAATTTCGGTTCGTCTGGCTGGGCTTCTTTGACCATTGCTTTCGCTTCTTCCTCAGTCATTCCCTCGAACTTCACAAAATACAGCCATGCTGGAACCTTACCAGTAGTCACATACTGCCACCATCTCGCACGGTCATTTTCTCTGACATACAAGATATCTCCGAAATCATAATTGACTTCATAAGCTCCGACAGGTGCAAGTCCGTACAGGTCAGCGTAAACGTTCAATGCGTAGATTACTTCATCCAGACATGATTCCAGTTTGTCTCGAACATCTTTGATGAACTGTACTGTCCTCTGCTGTTCCGCTTCTACTCCTGTAGCCGTCTGAATACCGCTAGATTCATTAAAAACAAAATATCCATTAGAGAATCCAATTTTGTACCCCAACTGGCTTAAAAGTGCATTTATGCCGCTTATACGGGTATCTGTGTTGAGTTGCGGATTGATTTCTTGGTAAAACTCTTTCTCGAGCTGTCCGAATACATTCTTGACAAAGTGCGGTAAGTTCATTTCTTTTCGTCTGTTCTCCATACCCTGTGGTGACATGGCTGCTACAGGCGTACCACTTGGCATCAGCAGTTTATCATCTGCCAGAACAATCTTCTGAGAGTCAAAAATCTCTCCGGCATTTCGGCTGTATGCAATATCAAGGTCTTTCAGCTCTTCAATAGCTTCTGCAAATATCGGAAGTCCAAGTGGCGTACTGATATCTACATTGTTTGCCTGTGGTGTCCGCAGTACTCCGTATAATGGTCCGTCCAGCTTCTCACCGTTTGCTTTGAGTATCGGCGGCGTATCTGCCATGAGGTCAGCCCATTTGGTCTGTTTAAGGTCAATTTTATCTCCGATGCTCTGAGGGGATTTCGACACGTAAGCTCTGTTGGAAACATAATACGGATAGGTCGTTACGTCATCTATCGTAGTCTCAACAAAACGATGATATTCAAGCCGTGTATAGTATTTCCGTCCAACTGTATAAGAATCCTTAAATATAATCCCTTTGATTTCCTGATTGTCGTAATCCACAATCATCACATCTGCCGGAGTAAATACATCAAGACTCTCACCGTTCGGCTTGATGAAAACCGTTCCATAAGCACAGCTATATTCTACCCAGTGGCGTATCTGGAAATATACTTTATCTATCTGCTCCTGTAGCCACGCAGCCCTTGCGGAACCGTCTATCTGAATGCCGATTGCCAGTGTTGCGAGCCGTGCCGTTTCTGAGCAGACAGATTTCGCGAAATTGATCGTCTTAATATTATTCTTATCATCTAACCATTCCGGTACGCCCCTGTAGATGTTCGCGCACCGGTTAATCAGTGATTCCATCTCTGGAAACTCTGCTGCCTGGATATTAAAATCCTCTTCGGCTTGTTTTTTGAAAATCATGTTAAACCACCTTTTTAGTGTTGTTATAAGTCCCATTATGCACTGTTACCTCTTCTTCTCCACAATGATTCTGTTGCGTATCTGCAAGCATCGACTAAATGATTGTTTTCATCAGGATATCCACTTATAACATTTCCGTCCTTATCTCTTTCGTATTCATATTCAGAAAATTCTTTATAAGCATTAGGCGTTCTTTTAGGGTCAATAACGATAGTTCTTGTCTGAAGCCATTTCATAGAATACTCCACACTTCCGGGGCCTTTTATTGCACCCCTTGCTGGAAGTCCAAAATCTCTATAATCATTGATTGATTTAGGTTCGGCAGAATCGCAAGTAATAGTATAATCATCATATTTTCTTTTTAGAATCTCGTCTGCTGATTTCCTATTGCTCCATTTATTTTCGTAAATTTCATCAATGAGATATATCTTTTCAGTGTTATGATTGTAATACAAACGAATAAAAGCATACGGATCAGGGAAAAATCCCCAGTCACACCCCTGAAATATTTTGTCCATGTGGCTGATCTCTTCGTCTGTGATATCTCTAATCTCCAGATATTCAAATACATTTCCGCCGTCACCATTCGGAACACCCAGGTATTCATGCTCATAGGCTTCTGGACGAATCTGTTTGAGATGTTCAGCATCGTCAAAAAACTGTTGTCCAAGCCATTCCTTTGGAACCGTTCTGTAGTCAGAAGAATGAACATATCTGTCGTCTCTCTGGATTAATACTTCTTCATTCATGAAGTTGTGTCTCGTTTTTGGTGGGTTGAACGACATAAAAGTCCAGTAGTCTTTTCCACCTCGCATCGATGACTGCAAGATGCTTCGTATTTCTTCCATTCCGGTAAAAGTATCACATTCTTCCAGCCATGCAAAAGCAAAGTATCCGAATGGAGCTTTTAACGACTTTAATTTCATTCGGTCGTCAACGCCGCGAAACATTATAGTCTGTCCAGTTGGAATATATGTTATTTTCATTGGGCTGACAGTACATTTAAAATCGCCATCAAGATGCAATGCTGATATAGCAAATTGCATCTGCGAAAAAACGCTATCTCTTAATGTATTCGCTGTTTTTCTGAATATGATGCAATGTTTATCTCTATTCTCTTTTCTTGTCATTAGCAATATAATGACAATGCTCACGAAAGAAGACTTGCAGCTTCCGCGCCCGCCTTTGAATACATAATAAGTATGTTTGTGCTCCAAAATATCTCTTAGCACATTATCAAAATTATACGGAAATAAATCATCTGCGGATATTTTCATACTGCTTCGTATCTCCAAACATATCCATAAGCTGTGGGACGTCCACCTGAGCAGCATCGAGAAATAGCGCTATTCTTGTAGCCTAACGCTCGCTCCACGTCCATAGTGCAGTCCCATGTTTTTATTATTTTACCATTGTATCTGTCTATCTGATTAACCCTTTTGGCTGAAACGCTTTTGCTACCTCTATGGGAATTGCCAATTCTTCTTTTGGTTTCATCTGAAAGCTTTCTTCCAGTTTGAGTTATCGCTCTTTTAGCTACAACTTCTTTTGTGTGCAGCCTATCTCCGAAATGAAGCTGCGTTGCTGTCTTACTCATTTTCTTCTTTGTACGAGCGCAACGCTTCTTTCCGAAATTTCCACCACTGTCAAAATTAAATCCGTACTTTTCTTCATTGCTTCGATGTTCCGCAATGCTTTTTCGTTCAATTAATTCGGCTTCTTCTTTGGCGAGATTATCAGCTATAATTTCATGCTTAATCCCTTCCCAACCATATTTTTTTATAATTTTGAAGAAATCGTCGTTTCCGTAATATCCGCTGTCCCACCTTGCTTTTACTGTTTTGCAAGTCATTCCTATATACACTCTGCCATCAGGCACAGTATGTTTATATACTCTATATCTTCTCTCCGTTTCTGGTAAGTTCAATTACTATGCCCTCCTCTTTTTCTTCTTTCTTTTCTGGTTCTGGATTATCTCTCCATTTATCACGTTTTCTGTTTTTTAACCAGAATATTTGAGCCGTGGTATTTCCCTCAAGAGCATTTTTGAAAAGTGCATTTTCCACTAAGTAATCAGCTATTTCTTTTCCTTCTTTTAGGGACTCCGAAATCTCCGAATATTTCTTTTTCCATTCATATAATGTTGATGGTGAAATGCACATATTTTTTGCAATCTGTTCGTCGGTCAAACCGTCTCTAGCCCAGCCTTGTAAAAGCACTTGACCTTCTTGAGAAAGCCAATATTCGTACTTTCCTGCCATATTAACTTTCTCACCTCATTTTCTGGCTATAAAATCCCATAGTAACACTCCTGAGTATATTCTATCACAGGTTGGTGGAAAAGTTGTGGTACATGTTTGAGGAATTTTACGCTAAAAAAGAGCCGGTAAATACCGACTCTCTAATTTTATTCGTTGCTTTGTAATTTCCTGATTATCTCGCCCTGATCTCCCGGACACCCCATGAAGCACTCCGGGCAATGTTCGTAGAATGCACATCTGATGCAGTCATGTGGACTGATCGAGCTGCAATATTGATGCAGCACTGTGAATGCTGATACGGCGAGCTGTGGGGTTATGTCTGGTGTGAGCTTGTCTGACATATTTATCGCTCCTCTCTTACCATCTTCAACGTAAACTCTGAAACATTTGGATATGAGATCGCAAACTCTTCTTTTCCATCCATTTGATTCTTGAACCATTCAAATACAGAGGCAATTGCCATATCGGTTACGTCTTTTTTCTCACCAACCCATAAGCCTTTTTCTTCGTTTACATTCCCATAGTAAATGGTATTTGTAATAGGGCTAACGCCCATTTTCTTGACAGTTTTATAAGCCATTCTTCATCTCCTCCAACTTTTTCTCAGCTGCTTCATAGGTTAGGAACCATGTTTTCCCGTATTCTACGTCAAGACAAATAATGTTCGGGGCATGAATACTGTCTTTATCACACTGTACAAATCACCCTCTTTGTGAAAATACAATGCTGTAAACTTTTTGATGATACACTCTGTTATTTGCTTTATACCCATTCAGGACATTTAAATCATAATTTGCTTTGCTCGGAATCTTATAAATATCATCACCGATTTTAACTGGCAACCTCACAAGCAAGCCCTGTTCTTCTAAGTCTTTATAAGATTTCAGTTCTTCTAACAGCTCTGCAACATCTTTCAACCAATTCTGAAATTCTTTCATACAGTCAGGGCATAAGTCCGTTACGCCATGTGAATAATACTTTCTATCAACATCTAAATTCACTGGAATAAATCCATTGATGTTTTTATTATCTTTTTTAGTGTTGTATGATTCATATAACTTTCCGCATCGATCACATTTCATTGCATTCGCCATCTCTCATTCCTCCGTAATCTCATCAATACACTGGTTCCAGCCCTCCACAAAGCCAGCATCAGATGTATTAGCCGGATAGTCTCCATTGTCTTTCTCTGGCAAATCCATAAGTGGACACCAATCAGGAATGGTTTCTGCTTTTTCATCAAGTACGCATTTTTCTGCGATCGGGCAATAAATACAGACTTCCAGACTGTTACTATGATTTTGCCCAATTAAGCAGGAAACGCACCCTTTTTCTGGTGTTTCCATCACTAATACTGATTTACTCATCTGATTCCTCCTGTAATAATTCTGGGTTGTCGAAGATATTGCCAACTACTTCAAAATGTTTCAGATCAAACTCATTGAGGTATTCTCTATCTACGCTACCATATTCTCTATCTATGCTGCTAGTTTCGTGTGCTGCCCATCCAGCAACGCCCCATTCAACGGTTTCATATGTCATATCCTCCGGGTGGAATTCGTCCAAGTGTGCCATCAAAATGTCGTTTTCCCAAATCTTGTTTCCGTTCTTGTCACAAAGTCCCGTGAACTGGCAGAGTGTTTCTGGATCAACTTCCGCATATTCCCACACGTTATAACTATCAGCGTGGAAGATTAAGTGTTCTTCGTTTCCTAAAAGGTCATATCTTTTCTGATAATATCCCTCAATCCATTTTCCGCCATCTTTCCGCTTTCCCTTGAAAAGAATTTCTCTCATTCAACTCCACCACCTTTCACGATTTCATCAATTGTTGCATCTCCTTCTATGCAATATTTTTCAAATAAATAATTCTCTAATTGCTCTGCAACTTCATCTACATCAAAAGCTGTCAGCTGATTGTTAACGCAATCAATAAACTCTTTCTGTTCAGAACTAATACTTGTTCCAATCTCCCAAATTTTGATGTATTTGATTAATTCGTCTGCATCTATTAAGCGCATTTCCATCAACCTTTCTCATTAAAATCCAAGTCAACTCTAATCACATCTGTTTCTATCGCTGAAAGGCAGCTTACTTTCAAGTCGTAAAATGGTTTCAGCAGCTTCGAACCGGCATTGAATGTATCGTAATTATCCCAGTTTCTTCCCGGGTGGCATATCTGAATTTTATCTTCACTTTCAGGATCACTGCCAATTGCTGCTATCAAATCAATTAATTTCATTTATTTATCCTCCCACACTCCCAACAGCCTCATTCTCTCATACAGTACAGCGACGGTCTTGCGCCTGTATCCGTAGAAGTCTTTCGGGTTCATCGGGATATATCTTTCTTTGCTGATCTTCCTGTAACTTTTCCGGTGCAGGATGTTCTCAATCACCATATCCGCTATCACCGTGTTTTTCGGGCAAGCTGACAAGGCGGCACTGGTAAGCAGGTATCCGTACTCTGCCGGGAAGTCTTTCAGCATCGTATTCAGTTTTTCAATGTCCTCTGCCGGAATACCGTAGTCTTTCAGTTTCTTGTTCCTTGTCAGCATACCGTTCTCCTTTCTAATCGTTTGGATGGTGTTTGTCGTACATGATTGCTACACATACAAGTCCGGTCACGCCGAATATGGCCCCAAGGGTGAATCCTAATAAGAATGTAATCATGTTTAATCCTCCTTTACATAATCTTCGCACTCCTCCGCATATTCATAACTGTCCATCTCGTCACATCTACACTGGCAGGAATCCTGTTTAGTACAGCAGATGCAGCACTCTGTTTCACCGTCCGGACAGTCTAATTTACAGTATCCCATTTAGTCCTCCTTATATGGTTTCGAAAGTGACATCCAGGCTATGACCTTCCAATACGACCTAGCACCAGTTAATTCCCATCGTTTCAACTTGCACTGGAATTTCGCATAGGTTGAACGATATATTCTTCCGTCCATGCAAGTTACTTGATATGTTCCGCTTACATCCGGCAGTCTCTCACTGACAGGAATCCAACCGTTTTCTTTCTCGTCCTGTTCCAGATCAGTAAAAAGTAATTCTACAATTTTTGAGATATTATTTTTCGAGAAATAAGCTCCGTTCCCTGTGTTTTCCACCTCATTCTTCAATTGAATTAATCTGTCTCTGATATGGCTCATATTATTCTATCCTTTCTCAATTCCAGCTTCTTACCATGCAGAACAGCAGTTCCGTCATAGATCGTTTTCTTGAGCCTGCATGACAGTTCAAAGCAACTGACAGTTTCCATTTCTCCGTATCTCCATCTAACGGTGTTGGATTTTCGAATTCTTCCATAACCTCTCTCCAACGCGGAACCGCAACCAATACTCCCATGCAGCCTATTTCCGCGTAACATTCCGGAAAATTCTCACGTATATGTTGGGCAAATTTTCCATTTTTTAAATCAGGTAAAATCTCTTTGTAGCACTCCATTGTTGTCACAAGGTAGTTTTTTTCGCCAATAAAATTTAATCCATTTCCGCTGTAAACATCCTCTTTGCAACTTTTGATTTCATAGCATGCAAATATTCCTTTTTCGATTGCTGAGATAGAGCACTGATTTTCCGGAATAAATTGCATGTAATCTACTCTTCTTGGCTTTCCTGCTGCGTAGCCATAATCAAGGCTTACTTCTCTAGCCCAGTATTTACCTGGACCAGAAAAACGGCTTTTTTCCAACAATCTGCTAAGAAATTTTGTTATTTCAGATCTTTTCATACTTCCACCTCACTGTCTTCTGGCATCTGAAACAGGATTGATTTTCTTATCTCATTTCCATAGCCTTTTAATACAGCAATTCCATGCGCCACACTTTCTTTTGTATCATAGCTTCCTGTGTATGCTGATCCTGACAGCCCATTGCCAACAATTTCACCGGATTTGTATTCCATGTATGCATCCTGAATCATATCCAGTACTTTCGCGGCTTTTGCTTTTGTGGAATATTCTCCGAGCAAGCAACACCACCCCATATCTCTTTTTGCACTTATTACTCCACCTGAAACTTCGATATCGAGTAAAAATTCAAATGCAACTAAAACTTCCTTGTTCTGACTTCTGATTAACATTTTGCGTCCTCCTTAAAATAATGATAATTGGTTATCGCACTGTTTCTTCTTTCTGTTGTCGTCAAACTCATTTAAAACAGCCCTAATTGAAACGATAAACGGATGTATGCTTACCCCCTCCATTTCGCATACCATTTTGTCAAATTGAAGTTCCTTTCTTACTCTGATAAGAAAAAGTTTTCTGGATTCTTTTTCTAACACGGCAGGATCAATTTCGTCTTTTTCAATTTCGTCTGATATGTACAGGCTTGGCGAAAGGCAATAATCATTTTCGACTATCTGCTCAATGGCAACTACTTCCTGTTTTTCTCTGTCCTCAAATATAATGTCTGTTGTCGTCCGATTCTTTTTCAGCACAATAATGCAAGTAGCTATTGATGTATCTTCAAATGTGTTCCCTGGAATATTTACAACCCTGTCGATTACATTTTGTTCAATAAACCATTTTCGCACCTTTCCTTCTCTTTGTCCTCTGTATAGAATGCCTGGAAACTCAAGAACCACTGCTATCCCCTCGTCTGATAAATGATACAGAATATGTAACATAAATGCCCAATCTGCTTTTGACGGAGGCGGTAAATCCGGACAAGCCTTGAACCGAATATCGTTTCGCGCTCCATCAGGATTCCATTTAACTGAGAATGGTGGATTTGCAACAATGCAATCGAATTTCATTTTTTGAAATTTATCGTCTATAAGTGTATCTCCTGCATATCCTGTAAAGTTTGGGATATCAATCAAATCCAACTGTTCAGAATCTAATTCTTGTCCGTATTTTTTCACGTTTTCGTGAAATGTCCTTAACAGATTCCCTACCCCGCAGGTTGGATCGTATACACTATCTGGTTCAAAATCTATATATGATTTAAGCCTTAACGCTAGTTCTGGAGGAGTATAAAAGATTCCATTATCCTTAAACTCTTTTCTGATATTTTTTATACTTTTTTCTTTCATGAACCACCATGTCCTTTTGTTTTCTTTCCAGAAATATGATGTGCGATCTGCTTAATCTCGTGGAGTCTTGTGTCTACTTCTGAATCATCCGGCATAAATATGACTTCACTTCTACCAATACTGGCTCTTTGCATTAATATTTCAAATGCTTTTTTCGCTTTTTCAAATGAGCCATATTCCCCTAAATTGCCTGCTCTTGTACTTCCAATCACGATTTTTACAACAGGCTTGTCAAAACCGATGTATATGCGCTCTGCCTTATCCAAGTTATAAGCTTCATTTTTTCCTTTGCTTACCGCAATCATTTTTCATCCTCACTTTCCCCATGTAAGTAACTGGCACGCTATTGTGTAGTTAGTACATGATTTTAAACTCCCATCTTCTTAACCAGATTCTTATTCATCTCGTCAAATATTACATCTGTGTTCTCTTCAATGTCCTGCATCATACTCAGAACGCTCATTTCGCCCCTATTTGCCATTTTAACGTACTCGTTAGCAGTCTGCATGACTGTGAGCAAACGTTTCGTAGAAAAGCCATATAAACGTCTCAGGGCCATCATGGTTGTAACGACATTAATCGTATCAGCCCAATCTTCTCCATCATTAAATCCATTCTCATAGGCTTCTTTCTCCATGCTTTTGATCTGGCTATGGCAGTTAATCATTGCTCGTCCAAACGCCTGTGCCGCCTGGTTGGACTGAGCTAGAGGAAGTCTCTGCTTCCGTGGCTTTGCTTTAAGTTTACTACTCACGCTTCACACACCTCCTAATTTGCCCCGTAATGGCTTCAAACTGCTTAAGTAATGAGCCATCATCATTCCGGTTCAAAGTCCGATCATAAGCCGGAGAGACGTCCCACAAGTCATTTACGAGGACGCCGTGTGCCACACTGTTGAGCAGTGCACTCCGATGCGCTCCCGTGATGCTTGCGATCTCGTCAAGCGTAAATTCTCCAACGTACTCAGCACCTTTAAACAGCTCATACAGTTTCATGTTTCTTCCTCCTTGTCACGAATTCATATCCTGTCAATCGGAATGCTCTCGGTGTCTTCGGGTGATCCGTTTCGATCAATCCATCCGTTCGCAGCATGTCCATGTGGCGAAGCACCGTGGCATTTGACACACCGACACCATCGGCAATCTCTTTGTAAGACGGCGCGTACCGATGTTCTTTGATATACCGGCAGATGTACAGATATATGTATTTGTGAATCTGCTGACCTTCTTTATACTTCTGTTTGTACATTTTTTCTCAACTCCCCTTGTCTGGAATCAATAAGCCTGTAAAAAGCCCCTATGTTGTCAAGCAAGAACTGTTTGTCGCTCTCGTCCGGACATGTCCCCGCCAGCTCTCCCAGCTCTGTGCAAGTATCATAGACTTTGCTGGAATATTCGTCTGTAAGCTCTGCTGAGTAGAACTCTTTTATAGCTTTCCAGTATTCTGTCATAAATTTTTGTATGATAGGAATATCTTTTGCTTCTACTTTCATCTTCCATCTCCTTTATATGTAACCTATTTTAAAAAGCCGGTTTCATTTGGGTTACAAAAAAATCCAGTATTTATGCGAGTTTGAAGCGTTTGCAACCGTGTAACCGTGTAACCCATACATTCCCTATATAGGAGAAAAAAATAATTTCATTATCATATTTTTATTTTTCTATATATATATATATTCCGAAAAGTTACAAGGTTACTCGGTTACAAAGCTAATCAAACACCGGATCCGATATCTGGAATAAACTCGCCTTTTTTTGCTCTTCCAGGTATCTATCAAGATCATTTACCACTTTCAAGCAGCAAAACTTTTTTGGATTCCTGCTTTCTGACTCTCTCTTCAGAACGTTACCGTACTTATTATTGGAAATAACAAGCCCCATTTTCATGCCCCATGATAAAAACGCCTTTTTGGAATATCCGCCATTTTTGCAGATATTATTGAGCGCAGTGGGATAGAAGTACACTAATCGGTTCATTTCTTCATCTTTTTCAATGGGATCCCCCCATTTTTCACAAGGCGTATCAACGTCAAAACGTTGCTCATTCATAGAAATCATATCCACCAGGTACTCATAACAACGTTCATTCGGAGACACATCTGATACATCAGCAAGAGTGTTTTTTGCATCTTGTATATCAATATACTGCATGTCCTTGAAAAGCATATCTGTGGCGATTCTATCTGCAGTCAGAACAATTGATAAGGAAAGTAGCTGTTTATCCGTTTTATCGTCTGATGCGATTTTTTTCAAAATCTCCTGCTGGATATTTTTAATCTTATCAACACTCATTTCTTCCAGCACCGCCACGAAGTCTTTCCCAGCAAAGCCATAGTTTTTCTTAAGAATATCAATAGTATCTTGCGGATTTTCGAACAACTTATCATGCGTGCATTCCACTTCAAGGATACGGTTTACAGCGCCGCCCTGGTTCACGTAGGATTGCAATGGATACTCACCGTTTGTGAGGATACACAACTTCCACGTGCTTTCTCTTGTTAACCCCAGTTCTTTGTTGGACCTGGTTTTTCCTTGACCGGAACAGAGGTCATACACGATTCGCTCAAAGTTTTCCTCAATCTTCTTATCCTTCTGGCTTGTATCATCAAGGATAAGGGGGAGATTATTGAGCATGTCAGCTTTTACTTCCAGGCCAACATCCGAACTCTTGAAGTTTCCTATATACTTGTTTTCGGACGGATCCGCCCAGACCGAAGCGGCCAGCATGTGGGTAACAGACTTTCCGTTTCCAGTAAGGCCCCATAAATCGGTAAAAAATGGAAGTGCATCCAGTGGCTTAATCAGAACGCTGGCGAAAGACGCTGCCAGCATAAACTTAATTTCGAATTTATCCTGATGCCTGATCTTTTTTACATGCTCATACCAAGCTTCCCTATCTCCTTTTACCTGAATGGCTTCAAAAAGTTGCCTGAACTTCGCATCCCCATCAAATATGATTTCCTCACTGTATGGCAGAAAACCGTCTCCAATCCATCCAAGCTTTCCGGACGAATATTGTATTTCTATGTACTCATCGTTCAGATTTTCCACATCCGATAAGTACCTTACAAGGTGTTTAGCAGTTTCTGATGTTACAGCTATCCCGTTCTTGGATAGCCCTACAATCTTGGACGCAGTTGCTACGACATCTTTTGGAACAATAATCTCTTGCCATCTATTGTTACGTTTAAAGGCAATTTTTATCTGCTCCTCGCCTGTCTGAATATTTTTTAGGCGTTCAACCGGCAATATAGGATGATAGCAGGCCCTAACATCTGTTATTCCAGTAGTAGAATTCCAAGTGCAAATTCCATCATCTGCTGCAATCCAGTTTCCGCAGGCCATTCTATCATATGGACTATCCGTAAAGTTCGTATAGTGTTCTACAAGGCTAGCTTCTTTTAATTGCCTCTGGATGTCTTCCCGTTCTTGCCTTTTTATATCTTTTTGCACTTTTTTGTATGCGTTTACCACGCTTGTAAACTCTGTTTTGCACCTCAATTCAGATGCTCGAAGCGCAAGGCTGGCCAACAGTTCAGCCCTGTAAATCTCATCCTCCTGATTGAACACCTCATCCAGCACTTCCCGAGACATAATGGATTTCGAATCCAACTTGTTCAAAGGAACCATCTATATTACCTCTTTTCTAATACGGTATACCATTCAATTCTCCATGCAGGCACAGTGCTTTTTGAAGTGCATTCCATGCTTCACACCATCTGTCAGAAAGAGGACTCCATCGCTCGATTTCCGCCCGATAAAAGTCAATATCAGACAAGCATTCATCCAATTCGGCCTTTTTTTTCTGCTCCTCTTTACGCTTCATTTCCATCTGCTTCCGATGATGATATATTGCCATTCTGGAAGAGAAATCCGGTTTCTGGTAAGTCCCCCCAAGTATAGTAAAAGCTGTCTTAAAATCGCAATTATCCATGTTCTGGACGAATGTAAATATGTCACCTGTTGCACCACAACCGAAACAATAATAGCTGTCTTTATAGATTTTCATGGATGCAGTGCGGTCTTTCGGGTGAAAAGGACAATTTATAAATCCGGCTCTGTTCGGAACCATTCCGTATCTGCTCAGAACATCTCTCATACTGTGCTGCTGTTTAATTGTTTCTTTATCCATTTGACAGAATCTCCAAAATCCTTTTGCCAGTGCCTTTCTTGTCGCAAAACAGAAATTCAACACCATACTTGCGCTGCATCGTGCAGAGAATCTTATACAAGACGTCTCCGTGCATGACTTTCTGTTCCTGTTCTACCCAGACGCCATTTTTTTTAACTCTTTTCTTCGCCCGGGGATTCTCCCACCAGAGAACATCGTCCAGTTTTTCAATCCCTTTTCCATGCTCACACAGGAACACGAGTTTTATCCCTGCTTCATTTGCCCGGATAATCTCAGCACGGAATCTTTCATGCTGTTGGCATACATTACCGCATAATTCAGAAAGATTTTGTTTCCGGTCAACAACCAGTCGAGGGTTGTCATAATTCATGTAATCCCCGACATAGAGCTTCGACACAAACCATTTTTCCCCTGCTGCATCAAATGCTTTTTTAATGCCATCAATAACCTTCTGATGTTCCCTACTGTCAATTTGTATCATGCGAACGGCATCTCCTCGTCAATTCCATCTGGAATGCTCATAAATCCGTCTGGGTCTGTTTCTGGATGTGGCGTCTCTGACTTCTGCTGACTCTGATTAGAACCTTTGCTTTCACCAAACTCAATTTCTTCCACAACAATGTCCGTTGTGTACACCTTCTGTCCGTCACGATTGGTGTAACTGCCGGTCTGAATTCTTCCAGATAAGTCCGCTTTCATTCCTTTAGAAAAATATTTCTCGATAAATTCTGCCGACTTTCCGAAAGCGATACAATTCAAAAAATCTGCTTTCTGATCAGAACCCTCTTTCACGAATCTTCTGTTTACCGCAATAGAAAATCTTGCAATAGATGTTCCATCGTTGGTATACTTGATTTCTGGATCACGTGTAAATCTTCCTGTAAGAATTACTTTATTCATGCTGTTACTCCTTTTCTGTATGCTGTTTGTCATAGTCAATTAACATCTTCAGGCATTTCTGACCTTTTTCCTTGGTAAGAGACTTAATATCGCTTACCTTAAATCGAGCTTTAATCTGTTCCAAAAGTTTAGCTTCCGGGTACTTATCAATAATGTTTTTGATTGACATAGTAGTCTCGGAGCTAATCATCTCGGTTTCTTTTGCCGGTTCCGCTTTCCTACCGGACGTTTTTTCTTTCTCTCCTGTATTGGTGGAATCACTGTCTTTGTTATCATCAATACAGAACAGTCCGTTTAAAGCGTATTTCCTGGCATAAGATGAAGCTGCGCCTGTCACCTGTGAAGAATCCATGCCTTTCTTAGACTCTTCTTCCCTTGCATAAGCAACGGTTGTAATCTCGCCAGTATCTTCGCAGTCGTTCAGATGAGCTTCTGCTCTGACATATATTCTGTCTCCAACAACTTCCATCCGATCTGTGACACTTAACACGGTCTTTGTTTCTGCCAGAAGCGGTTTTACGGCCTCCAGAATATCCTCACAGCTCCTGTATTTGTATTTCCCGAAGGAATTGTACTGCCCTTTAGGGGCTTTCAGTTTTGACTGAATAATCCCTAACTTCTCATATATATTCACTCCTATTCCTCCTTGTCATAAACCACATGTTTACTTCCCTCAATAATCAGCAAACTTGCGATATCCTTCATTGATAAGGTTGATTCGTTATAGATTTCAACCAGTGCGTTGTATGCAACTGTTGATACTTTCACAACCGGGTTATCTTTATCAGTTGCCGGCTGCTTCTTTCTTGCCGGAATACGGATTTCAAATTCACTCACCGATACTTTCCTCCTTATATGATTTCTGAGCCGTTAAAAGCCCATTCAGAGCCTGTACATAGCTCGCCAGCGTCCTCGCCTTGTACGAACTTTCAATGTAGTTATCAGCTACAAGGGAAAGCTGCTCGTCTATCAGGGCAAGGATCTCGTCAATTCTCTCCTGCATCTTTTCTCACCTCACTAAAGAAACAGTAAACATTGTCAGAGCCATCTCCCCGTGCTGGATTCTGCTCGCCGCTTAGAAAGATTCCGCCAGCACAATGATACTCAAGATGGTTCAGATACATGTCCGGGTTCTCCCAGTCAAGAATGTACGCTTTCCGTTTATTCAGTTCCTCCAGAAGCTCGTTCACTGTCACTGTTAGTTCCATTGTCGGCAGGAGCTTCAACTCCATTTGATTCAACATTTAACGGGCACCTCCCATCTATCAGAAGTTCCAGCAAGAAAGCTTTGATTATTTTGAGACTTTCACGACTTTCTTTTTCGTAAAATGGATTAAAAGATACATTCTGATACAAATCCCATTTAAATTTGTCTTCGGGAAGATTAACATCTTCCTTCCTTCTAAGTCCACATACACTCATGCCATAAATTGAATAATTGAACGAGGCGTTTGCTGTCGGAACTTCATTTGCAACTCTTTTACAGAGTTCGTAAATTTCGTCAATCTCTTTCTTATACATTTTCATTCTCCTTTCCCTCTGGCGTATCAATATCCCAGAGAATTCCATATACGATTGTTGTATTCATCACCGCCGCAAAAAGCTGTCTGCCCGATCCGCCCCACTGCCAAAATGGAAGGAACGTGGAAAAACTTCCAATCAGTGCGGCACAGATGATGTTTTTCAGATTATTCACTGATACCTCCTATGATCCACGCAAGGTTGCTTGCTACCAGTGCAGCTGCTGTTACAACCCACGCTGTGAACCATCTCCTTGATTTTTTCTTACTTTCCTCGACAATTTCAGTCGCAAGTGCTACTTCGATGTCAGCCCATGTTGGCTGATTTTCGTTTTTAATTTCATTCATATCGTGCTAATTTCTCCTTATTTGTCTTTACAATTAGCAGATAGAGGCTTATAATTAACCTGTATCCACTAAGGCGTTTTAGTGGGTGCAAAGCTCCGGGGTGGAGGTGTTGGCTCCCTCCGGGGCACTCACTTATTAAGAGCAGCCTTGCCTTTCCAAACATGACCAGTTACTTCATAGACTTTCCTAGGGCTTATGATGTATGTGATTCGTCCACCGGAAAGGCTTTTTGCTGGCTTGTTATTCTGCACAGCCACGCCGATCGGCAACCATCCGTACACAATCCCTGCCCGGATTGCTGTAACAGGAAGTCCGATCAATTGGCTCGCGTCGGCTACGGTCAGAATTTCTGACGAGAATTCCGGCATCTGTGGAATGCCTGATATGATTCTTGCAACCTCTGCAGCGAACTGATGAACTTCTGCATTTTCTTTGACGTAAAGGTTTACTTCTTCTGGGGTCATAATTATTCACCACTTTCTTTTTCTTTTACAAAATGCTTTTCCATCAGGTCGGCAATCATAAGGTACTCTTCCACAATTTTGCCCTCTCTGGTATTTTTTACCTGTTCGCGGAACTCTGGAATTGTTCCTAAGAAACAACCGCAAGATACTCTGATCTGCTTATCTTCGCACTGAAAGAATGTAGTTGTACGGAACTGAGTGCCGAAACCATGAATGGTTGTATAGTCTGCATTGCCGTAGACCTCTGCATTGCCGGAGACCCTTGCATTGCCGGAGACCTCTGCATCGCCGGAGACCCTTGCATTGCCGTAGACCCATGCATCGCCGGAGACCTCTGCATCGCCGTAGACCCTTGCATTGTCGAACACCCTTGCATTGCCGGACACCCTTGCATTGCCGAACACCTCTGCATTGCCGAACACCCATGCATCGCCGGACTGGTTTACATTTTCTTCTTTTTCTACCCATCCGCCAGTTTCTCCGGCTTCTACATTCCCAAATGATATGAGCGCCTTGATTCGAAAAAGCTTCTTCCCGAAAATGTTAATTTTGGTTTCTGATGTTAATTCAAATTTCTTCATGTTTTCCTCCTTAATTACTGTGAAGTTACAGATTCTTTCTTACCTGATTTTTTGCTCCAGTCAACTATTTTTCCTTTCTTTGTTTCGTTTTTTGGATTTTGTGTTATACTCTCCTTTGGAAAGGAGGAATTTGCTATGCCCGATAATTTTGGTTTAAGTTACAGTGAACTTTCAGAAATCCGTACTATAAATTCAGAACTGGCAGCACACAATATTGCTTTAGCTTATATCCAAGCAACTGCACAAGTTAATAAATTAAACAGAGAAGATGAAGTTAATTCTTCTGATGTACTGTCACTGTCCAACCAGTATGTACAAGCCTATAACTATGCTTATAATTTTGTCGTTCATGAAAATAAGATTATAAACGAGGCTGAATAGTATTTATTAAGGTGTCTTGACTCCGCTTATACATTTCTTCCATAACAGAGTCCAGATGCTTACGGGCAACTTTGCTTTCTGCGATTGTCAATTCTCCCATTGCCATTACGCAATTTTCTACTGCCTTGAGAATCTTTTCTTTATCATATCCAAGCATCTCAAAAGCATAGTCCGTAAGTCCGGCGATTGATTTTCCTTCCATCTTCATACACTCCTTTCTACTTAACTTCTGGCAACCTTGGTTCAAGAAACTTGTCGGTCCCAACGGATAACGCCCCACAAATTAGTTCGTATTCATCGAAATCTAATCTGCGATTTCCATTGAGAGAAAGATTGAGTTTCTGAACAGGAATTCCAGTTCTGTTGGCGACAAATGTCTGTGTTATGCCGTTGTTTTCAAGGTATGACTTGATTTTCTTACCAACGCACATTCTTCATTTCTCCTTTCTGTTTGAATTTCGTTCCTATCGAACAATTATAGTATAACTTCGAAATATCCGAATGTCAAGAAGAAGTTTCGAAAAAATCGAAATTATTTTATTGACAGTCCGAAATTTTTATATTATTATTAGTTATGAAGGGAGGAAACGATAATGACATTTGGCGAGAAAGTCAAGCAAGCCAGAACGGTAAAGAAGCTGACCCAGAAACAACTTGCAGAAAAAATCAATGCAAAGCACAATTCAATTAGTGACTGGGAAAAAGATAAGTGTAAGCCAGACATGGACACTATTGAACTTCTATGTGGCGTTTTGGAAGTAACACCGACATACCTCATGGGTTCTAAAAGCGATGATGATTATGCAACCTTGACACTCCCCACAGCTAAAGCAGGGGGATTCTTGCTTCTCCCACTACTGCATTGGCAAACACCTTACGGTACTGCAATGTCTTACACA